TTGTACCTATCGGTGGCGAGCGTCAAGCAATTAACCAAGACGCAATCGTGAAGTTATACGGTTGGGCTGGTAACTTGACAACTTCTAACCGCTTCCTACAAGGCATTTTGACCAACTAATGAATAGGGGGAAACCCCTATTTATAAAGGTCTATTTAATTTACAAAGGAAAAAATCATGGCTTATAGTACTCTCCCTATTGCTGGCGTAAACCTTAACGGTGTAACCCCAGTTGATTTTGCTTTAACTAACGGTTCAACTGCTGAAGTAATCCCAGCATTTGGCCCATTAGGTGCTGAAACTTTTGGTAACACAGGCTTGCGTTATGTATTCGCACAAGCTGGTGCTGCTATCTCTGCTTCTACAACTGTTTGCGCTATCAACACAACTACTTTCCAAGTAGCTGCTACTGGTGGTGCTTACACTTCACCTGGCGTTGCTTTGGCTTCTGGTGATTGCGCTTGGTTCTCTGCTGCAAGCGTATAAGTTTTACCCCTGTAGTAAACTAGGGATTCCCTCAAAAGGGGAGTCCCTTTTCTTTTAACAACCTAATCCCTTAGGAGAATTAAATGGCTATTGAATCAGATGTACGAGGTGCTGACGCACTATTAACGGTAAAGTTTTACCGCAAACCCATCGAAATTAAAGATGAAACTATTGCCCAAGGCAGACCTATTTTTAGAGATGCTGACTGGGTTACTATTTACACCCCTGGCGACCAATTAAACATTATTGACACTATCGCCCAAGACCGCCATAAACTGCGTTTTCCAGTCCAATGGGCGGCATACCAAAATAAGGTAGGAAATGAGGAGTCATTAACAGGCACTCCTATTGAACATTGGCCTTTGGTTAGTATGTCCCAAGCCGAGGAGCTAAAAGGCATTAAATTTCGTACCGTAGAAGATGTTGCTAATTGCTCTGACCAGCAATTACAGCGTATTGGCATGATTGCTGGCATGAGTCCACACTCTTTTAGAGAAAAAGCTCGCACCTATTTGAATTTGGCGCAAGATACCGCAGAAATTGACAAGCGCAATGCGGAATTAGCACAACTTAAAGAGGAAAATGCTAAAATCAAGGCAGAAACAGAGGCGAAGCTGGCTCAAATGCAAGAGCAAATGTCAGCGATACTTGCTGCTGTTGCGGAAAAAACCCCCAAAACACGCAAAACAAAAGCAGTAGAGGCCTAATATGAGTGCAACGATGCTCCAAATGGTTCAGCAGGTAACTGCCGAGCTAAATCTTACAGTACCAACCTATGTAGCTGGTAATCCTAGCCAAGATACACAACAAATTTTGGCTTTGATGAATGGCGCAGGTTACGATTTGCTAAAAGAGTATGACTGGCAAATGCTGGAGAAGGAGTATCGTTTTTACACTCAGTTTTTAAATGCCACAGCCACCTCTACACAAGGTGGCTACACTCTTACTAATGTTAGTAATACCACAGGTTTAACGCCTCAATGGTCTATTACTGGCTACAATGTGGCACAAGACACTTATGTTGTCAGCACCACAAGCAATACTGTCACAATGAGCCAAGAGGCTTCATTAACTGGCACAAATAGCGTCTTATTTGCACAAACAGAATATACGCTTCCTAGCGATTTTGAAACCATTACAGACCGCACTCATTGGGATAAGACAAAGCATTGGGAAATGCTTGGCCCTGAAGATGCACAGCAATGGCAATGGTTAAAATCTGGTTATATTTCAACTGGCCCTCGTGTCCGTTGGCGTATTCTTGGCGGTACATTCCAAATATGGCCTCCAATGAACACCCAAGAGTATTTGGGCTTTGAATACCGCAGTAACGCATGGGCGCAATCAGCTTCAGGCACACCACAGCAGAGCTTAGTAAATGACACCGATACAGCTTTATTTGATACTCGTATTATGGTTCTTTACACCAAACTCAAATACTTCCAAGTTAAAGGGTTTGACACGACCTCGCTAATGCAAGATTACCAGCGTTATTTGTCTATTGCTAAAGCCAACGACAAAGGCGCACCTAACCTGTCATTCAATCCTAACCCAAGCAAAGTACTTATTGGTTGGGCTAATATTCCTGACACAGGTTATGGCACATGATTTTTGGTCAGCAAAAAAAGTTTAACGCTACAACTGCGTCACTTCCAGCGCCTATTGGCGGTTGGAACGCTAGGGACTCTCTTGCAGAAATGTCCCCAACTGACGCTGTGCAACTTACTAACTTCTTTCCGACACCTTATGATGTCCAATTAAGAAGGGGTTATACCAAATACTCTACAGGCATTACAGGGCAAGTAAACACCCTAATGACCTATGCTGGCACAACTAGCCAAACCTTATTTGCTGCCGCTGGTGGAGTTATTTATGACGCTACTAATAGCACCGCAGTTTCCAAGGTTACAGGTCTTACAAACGACAAATTTCAATTTGTAAACTTTTCTAATATTGGCGGAAATTACCTTGTAGCTTGTAATGGTGCTGACCCTGTGTTGATTTATGACGGCACAAGCTGGATAAAAATGGCTACAACTGGGACTGCCCAAACTATTTCTAGCATTACCCATGTAGGAAATGTTGCAACTCTTACAACTTCTTCAGCACATGGCTTAATTACAGGAAATCAAATTACCGTTACAGGTGCAACGCCAAATGACTATAACGGCACTTTTGTTATTACTGTTACTGGCGCTACAACATTTACCTACACAATGGCTACAACACCTAGCGGAAATGCTAGCGTAGTCGGCACATATACTATTGGTTTTTATGTAACTGGCGTAAATAGCAACACATTTATTAATGTAAACCTATTTAAAAACCGTCTTTACTTTACCCAAAATAACTCAATGAATGTATGGTATTTACCTACAAACTCATTGGGTGGCGCTGCCAATGTGCTTAACTTTGGAGGAATTGCACGAAATGGTGGATTTATTCAAGCAATGGGTACTTGGACTCTTGACGCTGGTTATGGCGTGGATGACTTTGCTGTATTTATTACCAATATGGGTGAGGTTATCGTTTACCAAGGAACTGACCCATCTTCTGCTTCCACATGGGCTTTAAAAGGCGTTTGGCAGATTGGTTACACCTTTAGTCGTAGGTGTATGTTTAAATGGGCTGGTGACCTTCTAATCCTTACTAATGACGGTTTAATACCGCTTACTGCTGAATTGCAGTCTAGTCGCCTTGACCCTCGTATTAACCTTACTGATAAAATATACCAAGCAGTAGCCAACGCTACAAGCCTGTATAACACCAATTTTGGCTGGCAAATTATATATTTTGCAAAGCCACAAATGCTTATATTAAATATTCCTATTTCTGGTGGCACACAGCAATATGTAATGCATACAATTACAAAGTCTTGGGCTAATTTCACCAATATTAATGCCGCTTGCTTTGAAATGTTTTATGACAACTGCTACTTTGGCGGAAATGGCTTTGTTGGTCAGTTTTGGAATGGCGATAGTGACGCTGGCACAAACATTAATGCTGTGGCGCAACAAGCCTACAATTATTTTGAAGCTAGAGGTCAATTAAAGCGTTTTTCTATGGTTCGCCCTATTATTCAGACGGATAACGGAGTGCCTACTATTTTGGCAGGTATGAGCTATGACTTTGACGCTGCCCCACCAACTAATTCTTTAAGTTATAACCCAGCAACCTCTACAGTTGGCCTTTGGGACACAGCCAAATGGGACAATAATATTTGGACTGCTGGCTTAATTACTACAAAACAATGGCAAGGGGTTACTGGCGTGGGTTATGCCGCTAGTTTAACCATTAGCATTGCCTCGCAAAACATTGAATTACATTGGGATTCTACCGATTTTGTGATGGAGAAGGGAGCCGTACTGTAATGCGTAGGCTTACAACGGAAAACCAAGAAGAATTAAGGAAGTGGTTGTCAAAAGTAGGAGAAGTTGAGTACCCAAAAAACACCATGTGTATTGGGCAGGAAAAAGACGGTGAATTAATAGCAGTTGTCGGTTATAACAATTTCACCCCAAATGCTTGTCAAATTCATGTGGCTAGTACAGATGTTTATTGGCTAAATAAAGCCTTACTTAACGCTATTTTTGACTATCCCTTTAATATTTTAGAAGTCAAGGTTATAATCGCACCTATATGCAAGGATAATTATAAGTCCTTGAAACTGTGCCGAAAACTTGGCTTTGAACAGGTAGCTGACATCCCCTATGGGCATCAAGATGGGGATTTAATAGTGATGGTTATGAAGCGTGACCGATGTGTTTGGTTACAACAAGGAGAATGAAATGGGTTCAGTAGTAAGCGATATTTTTGGCGGTGGTGGCGGAGGCGGTTCAAGTCCACCCCCAGCACCAGACTATACACAAGCGGCAAGGGCAACAGCCGCAGGAAACATGATTGGGCAAAATACGCCCTATGGCAGTTTAAATTATGCACAGTCTGGGACTGACCAATATGGCAACCCAATGTACACAGCAAACCAAACGGTTGCGCCTAATTTGCAACCTGCGGTACAAAACTCACAAAATGCTGTAAGTAATTACCAATATCAGCCATTTAGCGCTGGTAATTTGCCGTCTTATGGTATTAATCCAGGGCAATCATATCAACAAGCTGAAATGTCTATTCTTCAGCCACAAATTGACCGCCAAAGACAACAAACATTAACTCAGCTTGCAAATCAAGGTATTCAGCCTGGTTCTGAAGCCTATCAAAATGCGTTGCAAGACCTTAATAATCAGCAAAATAACTTGTTAGCTAATGTAACTACAGAAGGCATTGGCGTAGGTTTAAATGCTAATCAGCAACAATATGGTCAAAATCTTAATACTTACAATACTAATTTGGCAGCGCCTTTTAGCTACGCAAGTAATGTAAAAGCATTGGCAAATCCTAGTTATGTACAAACACCTGCTGGCCCTAATTATTTAGGTGCTGTAAACGCACAATACCAAAACCAATTAGGCGCATATAACGCTAGTCAAGCTAACCAAACAAACCAAATGAATGGTTTATTAGGTCTTGGCGGCACATTAGGTGGCGCTTATTTAATCGGCGGTGCTGGAAGAAGTTTGGGTGGTGGAAGCAGTTTATTAGGCGCTGGTAGTAACGGTTTAGGGGCTGGCGGTTCTGCAGACTATCTTGCTGAAATTGGACTGTTATAAGGACATAATATGGCAGACTTTACACCTACAACTCAAGCATCATTATTGCAACCAGAATATCCTGAGTTGCAAACATTAAACCGCCAACAACAATATGCACAAGCATTATTAGGTCAAGGCATGAATGACCAACCACAAGGTCAAATGGTTAGCGGTTTTTATGTTAAACCTTCAGCGTTGCAATCATTAAACCCATTAGTTAAAACTTTAACTGGTGCTTATTTAGGCAATAAAGCTGATACTAAAGCACAAGAATTAGCTAATGCTTTGCGTGGAAAACAAGAATCTGATATTACTCAATTTGGAGAGTTAATGAAAACTAATCCAAATGATGCTTATGCTTTTGCTACAAAATCTAATATACCCCAATTGCGTGAAATTGGACTTAAAAAGCTCATGCCAGAAGAAATTACTCTTGGAGAAGGGCAAAAACGCTTTATTACTATGCCTGATGGAACAGTTAAAGAAATTGCTTCAGGTGCAGAAAAATTGCATACTGTTGGAAAAAATCTTGTTACATCAAATGGTAAAGTGATTTATACAGCTCCAGCTTCAGCAGAAGAAAAAGCAAATCCACAAGAAGCAGGACTGCGTAGCTCTTTCTTTAATCAAGCTCAACCACATATTCAAATTAGTCAAGCGTATCGCAAAATTGAAAGTGCGCCTGAAACTGCTGCTGGCGATATGTCACGCATATTTGGCTACATGAAAATTCTTGACCCAGGCTCTACTGTGCGTGAAGGCGAGTATGCTTCTGCTGAAAATGCACGAGGCGTACCAGCTTCAGTTATGGCTCAATACAATCGTGTATTAAATGGTCAGCGTTTAACTCCGCAACAGCGTAATGAATTTACTCAATCCGCTGGCGATTTGGTTAAAAGCCAAAAAGAACAATTTGACACGCAGAAAAAATATTATTCAGATGTGGCAACTCATTACAGAATTGACCCTTCTAATATTATTTATGACCCTTATGCTGATTTAAATATTAGGACAACTCCTCCTAAAGTGCCTAAAGGTCAAATTAATTCTGCACAACAATTAAATATTCCACAAGTAAATATTTTAAATAAGGCTGATGCAATTATTTCTGGGCAGACAAAATAATGGCTGATGAAAATGTTCAACAAAATCCTGCGGAAAAATATGCCGCATGGATTGTGCAAAACGCAGATAAAAAAGGCACACCTGAATTTAATACTGTGGTGCAAGCATATACCATTACAAAACAGCAAATACCTCAATTTAGCGTAGAATTAACTTCGCCTGAAGGTCAGCCTTTATCTACACAATTTGCTAATACTGCTGGTGGCGCTGCCGTAGGTAGACCACAAGGCATTGACCGCACTAATGTTTTGCCTGAACCACGCCCAACTGAATCATTTTTAGCTGGCGCAACTAAGTCAATTATTGACCCTGCTATTGCTGCCGCACAAATGGTTACTCGTGGCAATTTAGGTACAAGCGAATTAGCAAAAAAACTTGGCGAAGAAGCTGATGTTTATTCTCAAGAAAACCCTGTAGCTTATGGCACAGGTCGTGTTGCTGGTGCTATTGCCCCTGCTGTTGGTTTAAGCAAAGGCATTGGGATGATTCCTAGCTTTGCAAAACTTGGCCCTTATGCACAAGCAGCTACTGTTGGCGCTACACAAGGCGCTTTAACACCAGAAGAAACAGGCAAAAAAGATTTAGGTCTTTTAAAACAAGAATTATTAAATACTGGTGCTGGCACATTATTTGGTGGAATTTCACCTGCATTTGGCAAAATTGCTAATACGGTTTATGGCGCTGGTAAAGCAGCTTTAGAGCCATTTAACCAGTCTGGCAGAAACTTAATTCTAGGTCGTGCATTGCGTCAATTTTCTGGTAATGACGCTGAACAAGCCATTCAAAACCTTAGAAATGCTAAAGAATTAGTGCCAGGCTCTATGCCAACCGTAGGTGAAGCTGCTGGTGTACCTAGTCTTGCAGCGGTGCAAAGGGCTGCTTTAAATGCTTCTACTGAAGCTACTAATGCTTTGGCACAACGCCAAGCGCAAAATGCTGCCGCAAGAACCAATGCATTAGAAAACATCGCTTCTCCTACACGCATGGCAAAGTATGAAGATTTGCGTAGTAGAGTTGCTGACGAATTGTATGCTGACGCATTAAAGCCTTTAAATTTAGGTGAATTAACGCCTGAAATGTCTACTGAAATTAAAGGTTTAATTAAGACTCCAGCTATTAAAAGAGCTATGGGTCAAGCGCAAGAAAACGCTGCTAACAGAGGTATAGATATTACTGACCCTGCTGGCTCTATGCGTGGCTTGCATGAAACCAAAATGGCTTTAGATGATGAAATTGCCAAAGTTAAAGCTATGGCTGAAAAAAATGGCGGAGCAAGTAGTGCAGAATTAAAAAGTTTACAAACTGCTAAAGACCGTTTATTGAGCTTTATTGAAGAAGTAAGCCCAGAATATAAAATGGCTCGCAAAAACTATGAGCGCCTTTCTAAGCCTGTAGAACAATTAAACACTATTGCTAATATTGCAGAAAAGTCTACAAAAAGCACAGACTATTCTACCTATTTAAATAGGTTTTCTAATGAGCTAGAAAAAGCTAAAAAAGAAGGTTTATTGTCTGAGCGCCAATTAAACCGTTTACAAGCCATTAAAGATGACATGATGCGTACAGACTTTGCTAACACCGCAGGGCGTGGCGTAGGGTCTAATACCATGCAAAACTTGGCTTATAATAATATGCTTCAAGAGGTAAACCTTCCTAACTTACTTAGAAGGCGTGGTCTTGCTGAAACCGCAGGAAACATTGGCGCTAGAGTAAAAGACATAGCTTACGGTGCAGCCAATAAACGACTAACAACAGAAATGGCAGAGGCTTTATTAGACCCTAGAAAAGCCGCAGCATTAATGAAATTAGCTGGTCAGCAACCATTGGAAGCAAAAGTTTCGCCAGAACAAGCAAATTTAGCTCGTTTATTATTCACACAAGGCGGTGTTAATGCGGTAAATGCTTTAAGAGGACAAGCAAATGAGTAGAAACGGTAGCGGTATATATTCACTCCCATCAGGGAATCCTGTAGTAACAGGTACTACTATTAGCTCTGCATGGGCTAATACGACTCTTTCTGACATTGCTACAGCATTAACAGGGTCTATTGCTTCAGATGGTCAGACACCTATGGCTGGCCCATTTAACATGAATAACAACCAAATTACCAATTTGCCAGTAGGTACTGTGCAAGGTAATGCTGTTGAATTTTTCCAGTTTTCTACTCCTACATTTAGTGGAGCAATTACCGCCCAAAGCACATTAACGGTAGCTGGAGATGGCTTTTTTACTGGCACAGGCGAAGTACAGCTTCCAGCAGGTACAACCGCCCAAAGAACCGCAAGCCCATCTACAGGCATGGTGCGCTATAACACCACAACAAAGGCTTATGAAGGTTATAAAAACGGCATTACAGGCATTTCTATTAGTGGTATTACCTATTCCACTACTACAGCTACTTTAACGACTACAAGCGCACATGGCTTGGCAACAGGTCAAATTGTGGTCATTTCTGGAGCTTCCCCAAGTGCTTATAACGGCACATTTACCGTAACAGTAACAGGTACAAACACCTTTACTTATACGATGGCGACTAACCCAGGCGCTAACGCTACTTCAGTAGGTTCATATACTTATGGAGCTTGGTCAGCTATTGGCGGAGGAGCAACTGGTGGCGGAACAGACCAAATATTCAACCTAAACGGACAGACTATTAACTCGTCATATACCATTCCAAGCGGTTATAATGCAAATACAACAGGAACGGTAACTATTTCGAGTGGTGTCGTAGTAACTGTAAATACTGGCTCTAGATGGGTAGTTGTTTAATGTATTACACATACGCTCACTATACCCCTAATGGTGAAATTTTCTATATCGGCAAAGGTAAAGAAGATAGAGCATTTTCTCGTCATGATAGAAGCTACAAATGGAGAGAAATTGTCCAAAAAGCTCGAGGTATATCAATAGAAATACTTGCAGACTGGGATACTGAAGAAGAAGCGTTTAGTCATGAAATGCTTTTAATAGACTGTTTTAAAAGCATGGGCGCAAATTTAGTAAATCAAAGCAATGGTGGAGTTGGGCCAAATGGTGCTATGTTGTCCCCAGAAACAAAAGCAAAAATTTCGGCAGCACACAAAGGTAGAAAATATGAAATTATTATTTGCCCAAAATGTCAAAAATCTGGCGGTGCAACATCTATGAAAAGATGGCATTTTGATAAATGTACTGGAAACAGGCTATTTAAAGCTAGAGCCACTAAAGATGGTAAAAGACACTTTTTAGGCAACTTTGAAAGCAAAGAAGCTGTTAAAATCGCAATAGACAACTTTTTAAAAGTCTAAGGAAAAATATCATGGCGGGAACGATTGTAGCGAATACCCTAAACACAGATACAGGTCTATTTAGCACTAATAATGCTTATAGCGGTATTGCTAAAGCATGGGTAAGTTTTAATGGAACTTCAGGTTCTCCAACAATTTATTCTTCTTTTAATGTTTCTTCTGTAACAAAAAGCGGAACAGGAACTTATATTGCTAACTTTGCAACCGCTTTTTCAGACACCAACTGGTCATGTGTTATTGGTGGTCAAAAATTTGATTCAACCAATGATGTAAATACCTCTTTTAGCATGGGAACTTTATCTTTAACAAACACTACATCAACTTGTTATATGTGTGGTGGTGATGCCCATGGAAATTTAAAAGATTACACAATTATGTCTGGAACTTGGTTTCATAATTAAAGGATAAATCATGGCAGGAACAATCTACCTAGTCACCAATAATCTGAACGGCAAGCAATATGTCGGTCAGACTATTGTTGCTGGCAATAAGGTAGGTCATGGAACGCTAATGACAAGGGCATACCGCAAGCATGGTAAAGAGAACTTTGACTATATGCCAATCTGTACTGGGTTAAACAATAAAGCTATTCTTAACTTTGCAGAACGATTTTGGATTACTGTTATGAATAGCCGTATTCCTAATGGCTATAATATTGAGTTTGGCGGGTCAAGAAAGGGTGATTTAGCCCCTGAAACGATTGCCAAGATGAAGGTAGCTCAACTAGGATGGAAAAGGTCACCTGAAGCCGTTGCTAAGGTCGTAAAGGCATTGAAGAATCGTTCACCAGAAGTGAAGCAAAGTTGTGGTGCAAAATTAAAAGGTCGCAAACGCCCTGCACACATTGGTGAAGCTGTAAAACTAGCCCATACTGGCAAAGTAGTATCAGAAGAAACTAAAGCCAAACTATCGGCTTTTAATAAAGGAAAAATCGTGTCCGAACAAACAAGATTAAAACTATCCCTAGCTGCTAAAAAGCAATGGGCAAAGATTAAAGGAGAAGCATAATGGCGGGGACTCTTGTAGCCGACACCTTGCAAGATGGTGCTGGTAATAGCACAGCAATGGATAATGCCATTTATGGTAGTTGCAAAGCATGGGTAAATTTTAATGGAACAGGTGGAACTATTAGAGCTTCTTATAATGTTAGCTCTGTTACAGTAAATTCAACTGGTAACTTTTCAGTAAATTTTACAAATGCTTTATCTAATGCAAATTATTGTCCTAATATTAGCTTTGGAACAAATGCTGGAGCAAATTCTTATGGTTATATGGGGCATTATTCCACTTCAACAACAGTATATCGTTTTATAACGGCAGATTCTGGAACAGCCGCTTTTAATCCAGTAATGGTAACTGCCGCAATATTTAGTAATTAATTAAGGAAAAATAATGTCACAAGTAATCATTCATGCAAACTCCAATGGTGGAGTATCTGTAACAGTCCCAACAGGCGAAATCAGTATTCAAGCTGTTAAGGAAAAAGATACTCCTGAAGGCTCAATCATCGTTGATGACAGCACTTTGCCACAAGGCGCAGATGCTCAATTCTTTGATGCTTGGGAATTGTCAGGCTCTACAGTCACAGTAAACTTTGAAAAAGCTAAAACAATCAAGCTGGCACAATTTAATGCTAAAGCTGTAGAAGAAGCCCAGAAGCGACAACTCAATACTTTGGCTGGTATTCCTAATGCTGTTAGCGATGCAGACTTTATTGCTAGTTTAACTGCTGGTCGTGCTTCTATTGCTAGTGCAACAACTACTGCCGAATTAGTGGCTATTTAAGGACAGATTATGTCAGTATCTTTATATGGTAGTGGTAATACTGTAATTCAAGTAGTTAATTCCACTTTTACTACTATTCAATCTACTACAAGCTCTACACCAGTATCTACAACTTTAAGTGCAACTATTACCCCACAATCCACTACAAGTAAAATTTACATTTCTGTTAGTAGTGTAGGGGGTCAAAGCTCTAGTGGTCGTGCCGCAAGATTTTATATTTATAGAGGTGCAACACAATTAACAACCACAGAATGTGATGATGGAGCAAGCACTTTATATTTTCCTATTTGCATGACTTGGCTAGATTCACCATCAACAACATCTGCAACAACTTATACAATTTATTTTGCAACCGATGGTGTTGGCACTAATTATTTTGGACAAGCAAATTCACCATCTACAATTACACTAATGGAGATTGCATATGCTTAATATTCATGATGCTATTTATGCTTTAAATCCATTAATTATTACTATTTGTGGTGATGTTGCTTATGATAAAGATGAGCAAGTAGTTCAATATGACATGGCTCAAGCTGAAGCAAAATTAGTAGAACTTGAAGCCGCAGAAACAGCTAAAGAACAAGCCGCTAAAGATGCAAAGGCTTCTGCACTAGTTAAACTAACTGCACTTGGTTTAACTGCTGATGAAGTAAAAGCACTATTAGGAGCTTAATATGAATTTTACATTTACATGGATTATGGACAAGTTAGGTTATATGCCTAAACCTGCCATTAAAATTGACTTTCAAGAATGGCCTTTTCCATTAGTCAAAAAAGAAGCCACCAAAAAAGTAGCCAAGAAAACTGTTAAAATACCAAAAGCGACTACTCGCAAACCCAAAACCAAGTGAGTGAGTTATGTCGTTTGAAATTGACCCTGTTAGATATGGACAGCTTTGGGAAAAAGTTGATTCATTAACTACAAAAGTAGATAAGCTAGAAGCTGGCATGGAAGAATTGCTGGCTTTAGCTAACAAAGGTCGAGGCGGTTTCTGGGTTGGCATGGCTGTCGTTTCCGCATTTTCCACATTTATAGGGTTTGTAACGCACTATTTCATGGGTAAATGATGTGTCAGACCCATTTGGCATATCGCATGGCATAAAAGGCGTTTCTAGCGCCTTAAATGAGGCTAGAAAGGCTACAAAAAGCCTCACCCATAGCATAGAAGCTACCCAGCAAGACGCAACGGATGTAGCCCTTTTAAAAGCCCAAGAAAGAGTCAGGGCGCAAAGGGAAGCGGAATTTAAAAAACAAACCGCAATCATAAAAGCCCTAAACGAATATAATAAGAGAAAGCTCATTTCTGACCAAGAAGCCAAGCTAAAAATTGACTTTGTTAAAAAGTATGGTGGGCGTGAATGGGAGTCTTTATTAAAAATAAAGAATGAAATTGAGGCTTTTGAGAAACAAAATATTGCCGAATTTGAGCATGACTTAAAAGCGGTGCGTAGGGTGCAATTTTATTGCTGGTTAGTAGCTGGCTTTATTGCATGGTATTTAACTTGGGGTATTAAATGAAAGAAATGCTTACACATATATTGACAGGCAAAGACAATCAAACCCATGACATAGCTCGTTGGGCGTGGTTTGGCGGCTTTTTTTTGGTTTCTTGTACCGCCCTATACCAAATATACCTAGGACACGCTATAAGCCTCACAGAGATTGCTGGAGCGCTTGGAATTGTGTCTGGTAGTGGCGCTGCTTCTGTAGCTGGCAAACAAATGGCTGGCGCTGAACCAGAGGCTCAATAATGGGCTTTTTACTCAATTTGTTAGGCGGTACAAGTGGACAAGTCTACATTTATTTGGCTTTGGTTTTTGGTGGTTTTGGTGCTGGGTTTTATGTCGAGCATTTACGATATGCTGAATATAAAACTGAGGTTGTGGCAGCAGGAGAAAGACAGATTGCAGAGAACAAAGCTAAGGCAAAAGAACAGGAGATAATTAATGAAAATGTTGCCAAAACTTACCAAGATAACATCAATAACATCCATAGTTTTTATGGCAGGATGCTCGACCCCAGTAGCGGTGCAATGTCCGCCAATGGCACAGCCACCATCACAATTAATGGTCAAACCCATAACTTATTATCTGTTGCCGAGCAATGCGCCCAAACAACCCAACAATTAGAGTCTTTACAAGACTGGATTAACCAACAGGTAGGAATAGATGGAAAATAACTTTAAATCATGTTTAGCATTAGTTTTAAAGTCCGAAGGTGGTTGGACTGGCGCAAAAGGACTTGAAGGCGACCCAGGCGGCGAAACCAATTTAGGCGTTACCAAGGCTGTTTGGGAAGAATATGTAGGTCACCCTGTAGACACTCTTAGAAACCTCACAGCAGACGATGTAGCACCTTTGTATGAACAGAAATATTGGAGGCCTTGCTATGGCGAAGTATTACCTAGGGGGCTCGACTTTGTTGTCTTTTCAATGGGAGTTAATGCAGGGCCAGGTAGAAGCGTTAAGCTGCTTCAGTCAGCTATTGGTTGCGTACCTGACGGAGTTATTGGCCCAGCAACAAGAAGCCTTATTTCCGCCAGTAATTGTGCAACTCTTATCAATAAATTCTCAGAATCACGCAGGGACTACTACCGTTCATTAAAGACCTTTGAAATCTTTGGCAAGGGCTGGCTTTCTCGTGTAGACAAAGAAGAAACCGAAGCCCTTGACATGGCAAAGAATAGCTAACGAATTCTAACGACTTTAGCCTTTTTCATTACTCTTTCGTATTCTTCTACGGCTTTGTCGTCTAAGCCTCGTAATGGCATTTCTTGAAAATATTTCCATTTAGCTTTGTATTCTGGCAATTCTGACGGTGGAATCCACCCCTGCAAACGCCA